GCCCAATCTTCTAAATCTGTATTTTCTTCGCTGTAATCTCTTATGTCTGCTATTTCCCAATCATCACTCATTAGTTCACCATCTAAACCTTCTAAAACTGTATCAAATACATCATCAGGCATTTCAGGTTTTTTTGTAGCTAGTTTTTCTAACTTAGAATAATCATCTTCTTTAACACCAGTTTCTTCTTCTTGTACTTCATCATTAGATACTTCAACATCAATAAATTCTAATGGATCACTTGTTTTAAAATATAGATTTAAGCTTATTCCGTTTACTTGTAAAATAGAATCTAAAGCATCACAAATTAAATCTTGATAAGGCTTGATAGTAGTGTTTGAAAATAACCTTTGTGCAGTTCTAATTTCATCTTCATTAGAACCTAATCCACTACCACCCATGTCACGCAATCCAATTAATAAAGGACTTGTTACACGATGTGTTAAAAGAATCATTCTCTTACATTCTTCACTTAAATATTCATAAAGTTCTGGTGCTTGTTGTACTGGTAAACTATCAATAGTTGTTTTCTGTTCTGCATTGTGGTTAAATGCAACTATTACTTTTTCACCATTTGATCCTGTTAATTTATTTAATACTTGAGATTTAATCTCTTGCATTTTTTCATCTGAAGGAACTCCACTATTGAAATTTACTATAGTTCTCGAATTGAAACTTGACATAGTTTCGTTTATTAAATAGTCTGAAATTTCAGACTCTAAAACTGGATAGCTAGTAGAATAATCACAAGGGCTGTTGTAATAATATCCTGTAACATATCTACGAATAATAAAAACTTCATTTCCTTTGTTTTGAGAACCAAAAACAGGCATCTTAGTAAGTTCTGTTGCTTGAGTAACTTTAGTCCAATCAGGAGCATAATAATAGTTTTCTACAACCCCACTATCATTCATTTTTTCAGGTCTTAAAGTTTCTCTTGGAAAATGTGAAATAGAACCAATTTTTTTGCCTTTATAAGAAACTTGTAAAGAAGCTTCACCCAACATTTTTAAATCCAAACAAATTTTTCTTAAACAATTAGGGTTTAGTAAACCTCTCATTTGTGCATATTGTTCTGGCTTTTTACTAGAATCAGTTGCATCTAATCCCCTACCATAAATTTGCTGACCTATACCTGTAATAACACTTCTATTTGTAGTGCTATTCATAAAGGCATCTATCAAACCTTGATAATAATCGTTCTGTTCACCAATACCAACCCAGTCGCGGTTTTTTTCTTCAGTTATTACTGGTTTTTCGTATTGTGATAGTTCTACTAAGTGTAAATTGTTCATGGTGCGGTGTAATATTGATATTCGTTTGATCCTGTGTTATGCTGTGTATAAATACCAGAAGTCATTTTAAACGTTGATGAAACCTGATCAGTACAAAAAATTTTATCTCTAAATTCTAATGTGTTGTCAGTTAAATTATTAATTACTAAAGTGTAAAAATTGTTTTCTTTAAACAACGCTGGACTTTCAACAGCTTCTACATATATGAAATTGTAGTAATATGAAGTTTTAGGTTCAATAAACATGTCGTTATTTGTTATAATTACTTTATTTTTAGAATCTGAAGTAACAATTAACTGATAAGTTTTGCTGCTAGAAATTTCTGTTCTTGGCATAAAGCTTAAAGTTCTTGTTCCAAATGTTTTGAATATCTGCATCTTAATTTTTAAAAAAAAAGGGTGGTTAAAAATTAATCGAACCACCCTTCACACCCTGTACTATATGTACTTTACATATAATACCCACTAAACATCTTAACTATTTGTACCAGGCACAACAGTTCCAGTTGCATTTGCTAAATTCGCATAAGGATCAGCAAAAGTTGCTCCATTAATGAAATTTGCAGGCAGTTTTTCTTGACCTGATAAAGTAAGTGTAGTTCCAGCCATATCACCCATAGCTGCTCCAGTAGTAATTGAACCACCAGAAACACTCATTCCATGTTCACGACCTGCTAAAAAGAAGTTAGAGTTCATGTCTTGAATTATAATTAATGGTCTACCAAAAGCAATAAGCTTAAACTGTACCATATCTTCTTTAGTCAATTTTGGTAAGCTTAAAGTCAAAGTTTGTTCAAAAAATGTTGTTCCAGCATCAGAACTTGATGTAATAGCTTGTTCAAATGAATTTCCAGAACCTTTTAAATCATATCTATATAGATTTTGACCAGAAGCAGTTGCATCTGTAATTTCATCATTTGTTAATACTGTAGATGTTAGGTCACCATAGTCTATAAAGTAAACTGTTTGGATCCCTCCTATAACATCTTTACATGGTACTAATCGCCCTGCTGATAAATCGCACGCCATATTTTTTAGTTTTAAAAAGGGGAGTATTACAACCCCCCATTATTATTAATTAGGTATAATAAACTACTTCTTCAAGTAATCCAGTTTGAATACCAGCTTTAAATCTTGCAACAAACCTTACGTTTTGATCTCCTAAAGTATCTCCAGTATCAATTAATTTGATTTCTGAAAGATCACCTTCAATACCACAACCAAAGAAAAGATTAGATTTTTGAGCAGCAGCCATGTCATTAGTTGGTAATCCAGGCGCTCTAAATATTTTGATTCCATCAAACATTAAACCAGAACTTAAATCTTGATTGTTACCTTTGTTGTCATAACCAGCAGCACCTAAACCAGAAGCTCCAAAACCACCAAGTGATCTTAAATACATTTGGTAAATGTGATTTGATACGTAAATGTGTAAATCTTCTTTATCTAAAAGTGCAGAAGCATTAGCAGCTAAATGATTAACTACTTTTCCTATTTCTGTTACAACATTTGATGCATCAACTGTAGTTCCTGTTACAACAGCACCACCAGCTAAAGATGAAGCATTAGCAGCCCAAGTAGTTGTAAAACCATCAAAAGCATTTGCTCCTGTAGCACCTTGCCAGATCATTGTTTCAACATCAGCAGCAATTTTAGCTATATATTGTTGTGAAATAAAATCTGCATAACTTTTAGGTAGTACATAATTTGGTACTGAATAGCCCATTTGAGCAGAAATCCAATCCTGTGAAAATGTAGTTTTACATTCAGTCTTATTAACTTGAAATTCTTTTACTTCTAGTACTCTTTCTGATATTGTTACTGTTCCTGCATCTGTATAATCACAAGATGCACCAACTAATAGATCATTTCCTAGTGCAATTTTTTTAATTACTTCTTTATAAGCTACGTTTGGGTATACTGTTAGCCCTCCATTATCAAGTGTTTTACCACTTAATAAAGCAGTTGATATCATCTTATTTTTGAAATCACCAACATAACTTGTTGTTAAACTTGTTGCCATTGTTTTTTGTTTTTATTTATTGATTAAGTTTTTCGTAAATTCTATTTTGAATAGTGTTTGGGTAGCTTTTGTTAAACCAAGTATTGTTATCTAATTTTGCTTCTGGATTGTGAACAACTGGTTCAGCAACTT